CGTGACTGGGACTATAACATTTGTTCTTTCGGTCGTGAATATAATGTCGATTATATGAAAGATGGCCAGGTTTGGACTGTGATATGTGTTCCGGAGGATGCCATACAAGAACTTCGATAGATTTTCCGGGCGGTTAGTTCAGTTGGTAGAACACACCAAGCTCCTGCAAGGGAGAGGTTATGGTCCGCGGTTCGAGTCCGCGACCGTCCGCTATAATAATTTAATATCAATGAATTATGAAAGAACGAATAGTCGTAGAATACAGCGAGGTGGGTAAAATAGCCGGTTTGCTGGGTTGTTCCCGGGAAATGGTTTCCCACTCCCTTGCGTTCCGCAAGAATAGTAAGTTGGCCCGTTCTATCCGTAAGCTCGCCATCGAGCGCGGTGGAACCAAGGTAGGTGGTAACCCTCAAAAGAAGGAAAGCGATGAAAAGTGAGTTGATTGCATTGTTCGGTGACCAGCTACGCTGGTTTATGCGCCTGAACTATAAGCAGCGTCTTTGCGTGCTTTACTTCTGTCTGAGTTTCGGGATCCTGCTTTCCCTGGTCTTTGACCACCCGTTACTGGAGCTTGCCGTCGTGTTGAACTTCGGGGCTTCAGCGAGACTGATAAAAAGGCATGTCCCTTTGAATGATTTGGAGGAGTGATAATCGAACAGGGAATGGAATACTACAAGAAAACATTGTGTGTAAGCTATCAGGAACTGACTTGTGGGGATGATCCGGTGATTACCAGAGGCGCCCTTGACAAACAGTTACAACGTGGTACCATTGAACGCTCCCATCGTGGTGGTGGAGAAGGTTCCCGTGCACAAATCATCTATTCCTCCCTTCCCGATAAATACCAGAAACGTTTTGTTGCCAAGTACGGTGACCCTGAACAGAAAATGATACGTGAAATGATTTTGAGCAAAGTGAAAAAAGACGAGAATGCGGAGCGGTTCTTCGAGGAGTACCGCTATGACAAGAACGGCGAGGAAGTTCCCCTTCCCGAACGGATCCAGGCAGAGTATGTATGGAACGCCTCCGTGCTTAACGCGCTGATCGGTGAGCTGGACACACTTCGCCCGAAACGCAACATGCTGGGCAGCAGCCGTAATGTATGGGAAACGTTGCTTCTTAGGGTTGAGGAATGGCGTGAGGAGTATGCGCATACCCTTCCGGGCAGCGAGGGCCGCCTGAAGAGTCTTATGAAGCAATACAGGCCGCAGAACTACGCGATACTGGTCAGCGGTAAATATGGTAACAGGAACACGCTGAAGATCGAAGAGGAAGCCGGACGTTACCTTGTGGCGCTGAAACGGAGCCGCGTCCCTGTCTATACCGACATGCAGATTTTCGAGGAATACAATCGTGTTGCTCCGGAGCGTGGCTGGAAACCCCTGAAAAGTGCCCGCAGCCTGCGTGAATGGCTTAACAGCCCCCGTATCGAGCCTTTGTGGTATGATGCGGTCTATGGGGAGATGAAGGCGCACCAGCGTTACGGCCGTAAGCACAAGACCGAGCTTCCCTGCCGCCGCGACAGCCTGTGGTACGGTGACGGTACGAAGCTGAACCTCTACTACAGGGATGAACACGGCAATGTCCGCACCATCGGCGTGTACGAGGTCATGGATGCCTATAGCGAGGTGCTGTTGGGCTTCCATATCAGTGAGAACGAGAATTACGAGGCGCAGTACCACGCTTACCGTATGGCGCTCCAGACAAGCGGACACAAGCCTTACGAGCTGGTCCACGACAACCAGGGCGGCCACAAGAAACTGGAGCGCTTGTCAGACGGTCTACTGTCAAAGATCAGCCATATCCACCGGCCGACCGCTCCCTACAGCGGTCAGTCGAAAACTATCGAGTCGGCTTTCGGCCGTTTCCAGAGCCAGGTCCTGCATAAGGACTGGCGGTTTACCGGGCAGAACATCACTACCAAAAAGGCATCCAGCCGCCCGAACCTTGAGTTCATCGAGGCCAATAAGGACCAACTTTATACCCTTGCCGAGCTAAAGGAGAAATATGTCGAGGTACGCCGGGAGTGGAACGAGATGAAGCATCCGGCCACCGGCATTTCCCGGATCGAAATGTACAGTACCAGCGTGAACGAGGAGACGGAAGCGGTGACGGCACGTGACATGGTGGATATCTTCTGGGTGATGACTTCCCGCCCGAGCACGTTCACTTCTTCCGGTATCGAGGTCACGATCGGCGGCAAGTCCCGTACCTATGAGGTCTATTCCTCGCCAGGCGTTCCTGATCATGAATGGCGCCGCCGGAATACCTACAAGCAGTTCTATGTCAAGTATGACCCGTATGATTTCGGCAGCGTCCGGCTGTACTGGAAGGACAAGGGCGGCGAGTTCCGTTTCGAACGTGTCGCCGAACCTTATATGGTCATCCACCGTGCCATTCAGGACCAGGGGGAAGGCGAGGCCGCCTTCATCCGCCGGGAACAGGAGGCCAACGTACAGGACCGCGTGGAACGTCAGGTGGTCGCCAAGGAAATAGAGTACGAACATGGAGTGGCACCCGAACAGCATGGTCTGAATACTCCGAAACTGAAAGGTATCACGGCCGAGGTGCAACGGCAGATAGACCGTCGTACAAAGAAATACAGCCAGCCTCCGGAAGAAATCGCCCTAGGGCGTTCCACCAAAGTGATCAGCAATATAAGCTGGGACCAGCTCGGTCGCCGCGAGGTGGACAAACGGAAAATAGTCGGAAAATTTTAAAGAAAATTGATTATAAAAATAGGATTGATTATGGAAATTACAATGAAAGAAAAGAATGCCATCAGCGAGCGCCTTCGCGCTTACGTGGCCAAATACCCGAGCCAGACGAAGGCTGCGGGCAGCCTGAAGGGCGTCAGTGTGGGTACTGTCAGTAATATTCTGAATGGTCGTTTCGAGAACATTAGCGATGAGATGTTCCGTAACGTGGCCTCCCAGGTGGGAGGTGTGGGTACACCCGGCTGGCAGGTCGTTGAGACTGGCGCGTACCAGGAGATTACCGAGGTGCTTTCCGATGCGCAGCGCTGGCGCAATGTCCGCTGGGTGACCGGTGAGGCCGGCTGTGGTAAGAGTACTACCGCCCGGATGTACCTTCAGGACCACAAGGAGGTTTTTTATATCCTTTGCTCCGAAGACATGAAGAAAGGTGACTTTGTCCGCGAGATTGCCCGCACAGTCGGGATCCGTACCGAAGGCTGCAATATCCGCGAGGTCTGGGGACTTATTCTGGATGACATCATCCAGATGGACGCGCCCCTGCTTGTGTTTGATGAAGCCGACAAACTTACAGAACCGGTGTTCCACTACTTTATCAGCTTGTACAACAAGCTGGAGGAGAAATGTGGTGTCGTTTTCTTGAGTACCGACTATATCGTCAAGCGTATCAGTAACGGGCTGAAATACCAGAAACCCGGTTATAAGGAATTTTTCAGCCGTATCGGACGCAAGTTTTTCACGTTGGAACCGACAGACCAGAACGATGTCTATACCATTTGTACGGCAAACGGGCTGACTTCCCGGCAGGATATTGATATCGTGATGAAGGAGGCTGCCGCTTGCGATTATGACCTTCGCCGCGTGAAGGATTCCATCCACAAAGTGAAGCGCATGAGTGATTTGTAACCCGTTCAAATATCGTTCAAACGTAATTTTAAGGATATGGAAAATAAATTTGAATACCTGAGGATAGACGGTCGTGGTCAGCTTCCTGTTCCCTGGAGTGACTATCCTGTTCTGACAGAGTACGAGACTGTGTCCGTTTACCGGAACGGTCGCGATTACCTGGATGTTCTTGTGGGGCAGCAGGACGGCTGGTGGACTTCCGGCGTACATATGCAAGTGAACAATTCCGGCGGCGGCTTCAATCCAGGACGCAAATGGGGGCAGTTTTCAACCCGTAATAATGCCCTTCTGTGGGCGCTCGGCTGGATGCTCTGCCAGAGGAAGATGCAGGGTGCCGCCCGCCAGGCCGTTCTTGACAAAATTGACGATATCCGGCAACTTAAACTTTTCTGACCATGGAAGAGGGAAAAAAGGATAATAAGAGGTCCGGTATAAAACGCGCATTGAGTGTAAAAGACATCCTCAGCAAAAAGTATGAGGTGTTCCCCTTCGAGGGGAAGTGGAAGGAAGCCTTCGATACCCCGGAACGTACCGGAGTGTGGTTTATTTGGGGTAACAGCGGTAACGGAAAGACTTCTTTTGTGATGCAGTTGTGCAAGGAGTTGTGCAAGTACGATCGTATCGCGATCGATTCCCTGGAAGAGGGTACGCGCCTGACGGTCCAGAACAACCTGAGGCGTTTTGGTATGGCGGGAGTGAGCCGTCAGCTGGCTTTCATCAAGGAGGATATCCCGACGCTCAGGGAGCGTCTACGTCGTCACAAGAGCTATAATATCATTGTAATTGACAGTTTCCAGTACACACGGATGACCTACAGTGACTATATCCAACTGAAAGAGGAGTTTCCTGACAAACTGTTCATCATCATTAGCCACGCGCGTGGCAAGAACCCCAAAGGTGACGCCGCTACGAGTGTGATGTATGATGCTGACCTGAAGATATGGGTGGAGGGTTATGTGGCGTACAGTAAAGGGCGGTACCGCGGTTCCACCAGCAAATATGTAATTTGGGAGCTGGGGGCTCTGGAGAATGGCAGTAAATAAGATAATTAAAAAGACGACGCGATGAGTAAGATCGAGAAACAATTGGATATCTGCCCACCTGCTTATATGGGTAAGGGTATGAACCGTGAGAACTTTGTCAGTACCGGTCACAAGTGTGGTTACTGTAAGGGTAACGGCTGGTTCTGGGGAACGGAGGAAGGCAGCCGCGAGGATGTGCGGAAACCCTGTCCGGTCTGTGAAGGCAGCGGTGAACTGGATGCGATTATAACAGTGGATTGGAAACCAACAAATAAATAATCATCATGGGAAAGAAGAAAACAATAGAAAATTGTGTGGGTACAGTTACTGTTTCCACCAGAATCCAGAACGGTGCTGTAACGACCACTTACCAGTTCAAAGCGGGTTTTGCCGCTCATGGTTGGACTGATAAAAGGGCTAAGGACATTGTCCGGCAAATGAAGTCCGGTGTGGAAAATATGATTTTCGCGGATAAAGAACATTTTGGTATCACTGATACGTCCAAAGTGACATTTTACGGTGGTGTCAAAGTTCTTGAGTGCGATTATATTCTTGAAAAATAGCATATTATCAACCATTAAAATTTAACTAAAATGATTACAGAAAAACAGAAAGAGGCAGTAAAGGAACTTTGCCAGTACGTGGATAACTTTTGTAAGGAAAACGATCTTAGTGCTTTTATGAGCGTTGCGGCAAGTAAGGATCATCCGACCGGGCTTGAGCAGATTGCCGGTTCAATCGTGACCGGTAAAGGTGATCATGTTATAGGTTCCATATCCGGAATTGTTAAGACTGACAAACGTGTCTGCATGTTGCTGTCCATGGCGCTGATGCAGGCCCAAGTGAGAAAGGCGGATATCAATATTATCCCGTATTGGGGAAATTAGAATATGAACTGATGAATGTAGTATAAATAGCCATGAGTGAGAATAACAACAAGCAGAAACGTAAACGCGTCTGTCCACATTGCGGCCGAAAGTTGTGGATGCGTGAGTTCTATCCGCTGAAGAATGGGGGGCGGAGTTCCTGGTGTCATGAATGTGTGCTGGCGTACAAACGTGAACAGTACTGCAAGCACCGGAAGGTTGCTGACGGTACTTTCATGCATCGGACACTGGGACGGCTCGTCGAGCATAAGGGATATTCCACCCGTATCTTTTGGAACGGCAATATGCTTTCCATCATGCGTCGCCACTATCACAATACCCTCAACCGGGAGCTGGCTGAAATGCTCGGTGTTTCCGAACGCAGCGTCACCCGGAAGGCCCGAGAGATGGGGCTGGAAAAGGACAAAGGTTTTGTAGCCTCCCTTAGCCGGGAACATTTGTTGCTGGCAAACGCGAGAAGCAAGGAACTGGGATATCCGGGCGGCTTCACCAAGGGGATGAAGTTCCGGGGAAACCAGTACACCGGAAGGATAAGAGTTGAATAATTCAAAGTAAATCAAAAAGGAAATAAAATATGGGATACGATTTAATGCCCAAAAACAAAGAAGCTGGTTCCCCACATGGAATGTTATTCACATGGCCGCTCATATTGAATGAGACAGGTGCTTGTTATCTTTTGGGATATGGAAATAATACAGTTGATATTGGTAGTTATGTTTATAACGGTTCTCGTGGACCGGGTTCTCCTGTTTCAAACGATGGTTTTAAGGTTACAGCATCCGAAGCTAAAGTTATGGCGAAACTATTTAGAGGGTATGTTTTCGTTAAAAGATTTATCCGGGAAGAATGGGATAAAAAGACAGAGGATGAGAAAAATAGGATTCTATCTTATAAAACTTGTAAAGAACCACCGAGTAAAGAATTTATAGATAAAGTAGAAAGTCTTGCTGAGTTCTGCGAGAAATCAGGGGGATTTAGGATAAAATAATAACTCAAATCAATTTAGTTATGAGTAAAAAAATGCTAATTGTGACCACTGCTGCGGGTGTCCGTAAAGTGGTGGAGAAATGGCTTGGAGAGAATATGACTTGCGAGCTGGTCGTGTCGCGTAATGCACGCCACGAGTGTTGTGTGGAAGTCATCTATGATAGCGGAAACCCTTCGGTTTTGCGTACTCTTCTACGCTCTGCCGTGGGTGAAATCATAGAGTTGTGCTGATGTGGTATGAATAGTTTGAGTTAATGAAAATCTGAAAAGAATGGGCATACTTGAATTTTTCGACCAGTATAAGTGTACAAATAATGAAAAAGAGCATCTTCTTGATTATTTGTGTACTATCAGAGTAAAGAGAGTGGTTAAGGAAATCAATGACCTTAAAATAAACAAAAAAACAGCATAGCCATGCAGATAGATATCAACAGCCGCAAGCAGTTAAATAAACCCGAGAATTATGCGGCGTTTTATAGTCTTTTGAACCGCCTTCCGACATCTGACCGCGATGCTTTGAAGGAAAGCGTAGTTTCCCAGTACACGGACGGACGTACCACGAGTCTGCGCGACATGACACTGAAGGAATACAGTGCGGCCATAGCCGGGATGCGTAAGCTGGTGCCGTCCACTCACCAGGAAGAACTCCGGAAGATTCTCCGTCAGAAGCGCTCCGCGGTACTGCACCAGATGCAGCTGCTGGGCATCGATACGGCCGACTGGGACCGGGTGAACGCTTTCTGTCTGGACAGCCGTATCGCCGGTATGGAGTTCCGTGAACTTGACTGTGAGGCGTTGGACACGTTGCAGGTGAAACTGCGCGCCATCCGCCGCAAACGTGAGAATAAACAACAGTAATAACCATTCAATTTTTTAGTTATGGACTTGAAAGAACAATTAAAAAGCCTGTCCGCCCAGGACAGGAAGGAGCTTTTGAAACAGCTCCAGCAGGAAGAGAAAGAAAACAAGCGCAACCGTCGCGATGCCTACGAAGGACTTCGTGCGCAGTTCATGCTTGAAGTGAAGAACAGGCTGCTCCCGGTTGTGGATGACGTGAAAGCCTTCCGTGACTGGGTGGAGAAGGAAGCCGCCTCTTTCCGTGACCTGATGCGTGACTATGGGCAGCTCCGCAAGGATGACCAGGCGAGTTTCACCATCGTGGACGGTGACATGAAGCTGGAAGTGAGGAGTAACAAGGTGAAGAGTTTC